CAGAAGAAAAAGCTAAGACCGTAGAATTTCAAAAAGTGAAATGGCAAGAAGGCAAAGACCAGATTGCTAATACGATCTTAAAAATTAAAAAACTTTTTAACTGGTCAGGTAACTAATGAGTGGAGATTTTATTTGTACAAGTAAGAATGATGGTACACATTATTTTAGACCTATTACTGCTAGAGCACAAACGCTTTGGCAGCAAAAAGGTTTTAGTAAATATGTGATTGATAACAATGAAGACTATTACATAGTTAAAAGTGTTGATAGTCAGAAAATATGTGATGAGATACGCAAGAATAATATGGATTTTACTAGTTAGTTTATTACTAACAAATTGTGCTAATAGGTCCCATACCGGTGCCGTATTAGGTGCAACAACAACTACTGGAATATGTGTAGAAATGATTACGCAAGATCCATATCTAGTTGCTGGTTGTGCTGTAGTAGGTGCTTTTGCAGGTGCAGAACTATTATATAATAGTGATAAAGATGTACACAACGCAGTATTTGTAGACCATTTGAATAACGGACCATTCGGTTCAAGTTATACAAATTGGTATAATAAAAATACAGGTAATAGTGGAATAATTCATATAACAAAAAGTTATATGGTTGGACCTATCAAATGTAAAGATTACGACCACACCGTAGATATAACAAATCAATGGCCATTAATTGGTATAGGCGGAGTTAATAGACAAGTTAAGTTTGGAACTGCCTGTCAAACACCAGATGGACAATGGGTGGAGAAACCATAATGCCAAATAATTATAAAGTTATAATGTACGCTACTTTAATAATGATTACGGTACTCCTATGTATGGAAATGGCTTGGGGTTGTGTTGATTGTGATTTAAACAAAAAAGAATTTAATAAAAATGCCGAAGTAATGGAAATAGAATGGCATAATCCAGATGGAACCGTAAATCGTAGTACCAAGGTTGTAGATGGATCGCAGAAGATTTTATATGATAACGTTAAACCAGTAGAAAATGACGCTGACCAATATTGTTATATAAAAATTATTATTAAACAGAGTGCTAATGGAGACATATCAAAAGAAGAGAAATTATATTGTTCCGATGGTAGAAGTGGTGTAAGTGATACACCAACCTATTGGGAACTATTTGCTCAATTTTACTACGCAGAGGTTACAACACCAGAGTATTGTAGGTTCTATAGTAGAAAAAACCACGCTTTTAAATCGTTCGGAAAAGTGTGTTTGAACAAGGACGGAAAATGGGAGGTAAAATAGAGAATATGATAAAAACAATCATAATAATCGGTTTGCTTGTCATTATATTCACTGGAATGTCGGCTGGAGACGCTTTGACGTATCTCCAAATCGGCCTTGACAAATCCCTTGAAATAGTATATGATCTAAAGGAGAGTGTAAATAAATGATGAGAAAAACAATTAAATTAGCAGTTGTTGGTTTGATGTCCCTATTATTGGCCAATTGTGCCGGTAATACGTACAAAATCAAAAACGAGCAAGGTGGCAAAATCCTAAACAAAGTGCCAAATTGGTATATGGCTGAATATGACGAGAAAAAAGCCTGTGATTTATCAATGTGGACTAGCAAAGATAACGAAAAAGTGTGTATCTTTGGTGTAGGAACTGCCGTATCACCTGACCTTAATCTAGCAATAGAGAAGGCAAAAATGATAGCGAAAGCTGAAATAGCGGACATTATCAAAGGTGAAATGAACAAAGAGTCTAAGCAGTTTATAACTGAATTAGGTAAAACTCATACAAAAACTATAGTAACCGAAGTTGAAGTGGTTTTGATTAACAAAATTGAAGAAACTTTAGTAAGAGGTTATGAAATTTTTGAACAAGATGTAACCTTGACGAAGCAAAAGTATTATAGAGCTTGGGTTGGTTTAAGACTACCACTTGGTGAATTCAATAAGATGTATTATTACGCAATTGAAGAAGCTGTGGATGCTTTTAAACTTAAAGAATCAGCTAAAGCTGCTTTTGAGGAGTTGATGAAAAATAATGAATCAACGGAATCAAAAACCAATTAATATAATAGTATATACAAAACCAAATTGTATATATTGTACCAAGGCGAAGAGTCTTTTAGAGACCTTGCGCCTTGATTACAAGGAAAAGAAATTAGAAGATTTTAAAAGCATTGATGAACTATTAGAAGACATTGGAAAAAATGTTAAATCAATGCCACAAATAAAAATAAATGACGAACTTGTTGGCGGATATAATCAATTAATGGAATATTTTGTAGATAAGAAACAAATAAATTTTCAAGGCAATATAATCAAAGATGAATGATGATAAAGACAATAAGGAAAATGATAATGTTATCCTTTTTCCTGCCGAGAGGATTAAACGTAAAGTATCGGTAACAGATGAACGACACGCCAAAAGAATTAAAGAACAAAAAATTAGAGAATTCGTTGAACTTAATGTAGATGAAATAGCAATGGAAATGTTAAGAAAATTTGTATCATTAGGTATCCAATCACAACGAGAAAACTTTACTAGGGACTTAGCACTAGTTATAGATTGTGTTAGAGGATTGTTATATCGGGATTTTGATGTACATCACCCAGCACAGAAACTAGCTGATAAGACGGTAAAATTGAAACAACTGAACCAAGGAGGCCGTACGGCCAAAATTGATTATTCAGTTTTGATAGATTATGATAAACAAAAACAGAATGGAACTAAAAACCCTTTAGGTAAAGATGTTAAATCTGAACTTAAAGACCTAGAAGATGGTTCAGATATGTTTGAACCGGATGGGGATTTAGATCCCCAGACATAGGAGGAGGTATTTTATTATGTTTAGATTAAATATATTCGGAAATTCCACGAAGGAGTCGTCAACATATACACCAGACGTTAAAACGGTGACAATTAAAGAAGGAGTTAATGTGATGAGTCGCAGAAAACTATCAAAAACAGCAAGAGTATTAAATCTCTTGAATAAGGGAAATTCAGTTTCTTGGCAAGCGCTAAGAACTAGATTTGACCTTAAATCCCCTAGAGCAATGGTTGACAAACTACGTGCTAGAGGACATATGATTTATATTAATAAATCAGCAAATGGTACATCTTATAGAGTAGGTGAACCAACAAAAGCTATTATAGCTGCTGGTATTAAAAAATTATATGGTATTGATTATGCATACAATAATGTTGCGTAATTAATTAATTACTAGTGAGAGGCGGCTAGTCCGCCTCTTACAACTTAAAATATTATGAAATTTGAAATTAACAAAATAACACCACTACACGATTTATCTTGGTATATAAAATGGGTTAGCTCATTTATTATACTATTAGGAATGTCTTTAACATCTATGGAAGTTTATCCATATAATTTATATGTGCATTTAGTTGGAGTAAGTGGCTGGTTTGTAGTTGGTATGTTGTGGCACGATAGAGCATTAATCTTTTTAAATGCAGTTGCAATAGCAGTATTCCTAATGGGTATTGCAAACTATCATATGGCCTGTGAGGATTGTATGATACCACTTAACAACACTATATCCTGGACTTATAAATAGGAATAATGACAATTAATTAATTAAATTGGAGATATTATGGCAGAACAACAAGCAAGACATCCAAGTCTAATGAGTAAAGAAGCGGTCACAGCTGTTGCCTCTACAAGAGGTAGTGGTGATATGATGATCTCGGAAGTACTTACAAAAGTAAATAACGCCAAAGATAAAACCAAGAAGATACAAGTACTGAAACAATATAATTCTCAACCAATGAGACAAATATTGAAAGGTGCTATGGACCCTAGAATAGAGTGGGAAATACCAACAGGTAAACCGCCATTTATACCAAATGACGCTCCTGCCGGTACGGAACATACGACTTTAATGCAAGAAGCAAGAAAGTTGTACCATTTTATTAAAGGTGCAGACCCAGCTACGTCTAAACCTAAAAAAGAGTCTATCTTCATTGAAATGCTAGAATCATTACACGTTGATGAGGCTAATGTTCTAATCTGGACAAAGGATAAAGAACTACACAAGCATTACAAAGGTTTATCACCAGCGGTAGTTAAAGAAGCTTTTGACTGGAATGACGATTTCACTAAAAAAGCATAACGAATCGGCGTAAATATACGTATATTTCAAGTAGGGGTTGTATTATAATGACACACCCCTACGGAAACCCTTGATTTTACTCGCTTTTTTAATCAAAATAAGCAAAAAAAGCGCTTGACAATCCAATCAGGATAGTCTATCCTAATAAATATAGAAAGAGAGATATATATTATGAAAAAATTTTTGATAACAATAGCCATTATTTGGACTACTATGTGGTTTGGATTAAATGGATTGATGAACGTAGCGAAAGCTGACGACTATAACAACGCAGTTGTAGGTCACGTTATAACACAGGTAATACAAGGTGTTGATGTTGACCATTCTGAATTATTAGAAGCAGAACTTGAAAAGATTGCTTTTAAAGTAGCGTTAGAAATGACTACTGCTCTTGAAAAACATTTGCCTTATATTTTAGAGGCACTTGCTCAAGAAATTAGGTCAAACGCTGACGTTGCTTACAAGTGTAAATTGCTTGAGAACTCAACATACGAGTGTAAATAATGATAGAAATATTTGAAATATTTTGGTCAGCACCTGTAGAATTAAGAACTATAATCCTTGCAGGATTAATTACAGGCTTTTATTTTATTTACAAGGAAAACAATGAAGAAAAAGAAAAAAACATTAAATAAAAAACAGAAAGTTAAGCAGAAGTTTAAACAAGAACTTTCTATTGGTAGACAATATAAAACAACATTTAAAGATATTAAAAGATATTTTAGAATCTTAAATGAAGTTGTATTTGGAAACCGTCTATCACCTTTTAATGAGGTTCTTATTAAGAATATAAAAAAAGCTGTTGGCCAAGTTGTAATACACGAGCAAGAGAGAAAAGGTACAAAACAATATGTACTTGAAATGTTACCAAAGTACCAAGACAAAAGATATTTTGTTAGTACATTAGGTCACGAAATGGTACACCTATACCAAATGCAAAATTTAGGCGATACTGGTAACCATAACCAGTTATTCTATTCTTTTCAACCAAAACTAAATCAGATCGGTTTAACAATCTAATCAAAACATCAAAGGAAATTTTATTATGAGCAAAGAGATTGATCCATACGTGAAAAATTTAATTAAAAAGGTGCCAATGGTAATAGAAGATATTTTAAATACGAAGACTAGAGGCTATTCAAAGTCATATTATTTGGGTAATTTCCAAACAGATGTCTATGACAACTTTACTAACATCCAGGCAGAGAAAATTTTTAAGAAGATGAGAAAATACCTAGGTGATAATAGAGTTGAATTTTTACAAAAGAGAATCCATAATGGATTTGAATATTTTATTAGGAGGGTTAAGTGAATAAAAAATGGCAAGGCAGAGTAGATTCTGCTTACAAATGGATGAAAATAGGTGGTGTCAGTATATTAGTAATAACTGGTGCATATGCTTTTGGTACGTTTAAACCTAATACATTAGCAGTAGATAGAATTACAAAATCAGTTGAACAGACTCAAGTTGAATGGGCAAAAAATTTAGGCTTACACGAGCCATCTTTTGAATATAAAAATAATGTACAATTTGTTAAAGCATTAAACAAGTGTATTGATTATTTAAATTTCACAACACCATTAGAGAAGAGAGTGCCTATTGAAATGATTACAGCACAGGCAGCTCTTGAAAGTGCCTGGGGTATGAGTAGATTTGCTAAAGAAGCTAATAACTTATTTGGTATTAAAACTTGGAATAAAGATATGGGTATATTACCATTAGGTTATCCAGAGTCTACGCCTTGGAGAATTAGAAAGTTTGAAACAAAATGTGGTGCAGTAAAAGAATATATTAGATTATTAAATGAACATAAAGCATATAAAGAATTTAGAGAATTAAGAGCAAAGATGATTGAGAAAGGTGAACAACTAGATCCAATTATATTAATTGCAACTTTAGATAGATTCTCTACAACAGAAGATTACGATAAAAGAGTTATAAGAATTATAAAAAAGGTAAGAGATATGGAAACTATTGTGGCGACCAATGATGAGGTAACCACAGCATTAGAAAATGGTTCCGTTTTACCCGAAGACAAGCCAAAGGATGAATAAATAAATTTATGATATTTGCAATAATAGTATTTTTATCTGCCATATCAATATCTGCCATTGCGGCTGGATATTCTATTATAGGTTTAGCAGCCCTATTTTCAGGTGCTACGGTTGCCATTATAGCAATGGGTAGTGCTTTAGAAGTAGGTAAGTTAGTAGCCGCCAGTTGGTTATATCAAAATTGGAAAAATCCAAATCTGCCGACAACTATAAAGGCATATTTAACAACAGCAGTAATAGTATTAGTATTTGTTACCAGTATGGGTATCTTTGGATTCTTATCCAAGGCACACCTAGACCAAATGCGACCAGAAGGTAATAATGCAGTACAGATTCAGTTAATAGATAAACAGATATTATCACAGGAAGTTATTATACAAAGAGCAGAGAAGACATTAAATTTATTAGATAAAGGTTTAGAAGTTTATATTGATAAAGAATATGTGAGTAGAGGTCTTAAAGAAAGAAAAAAGCAGAAAGAAGAAAGAGATTTTTTAAATAATGAGATAAGGGTTGCAATGGATAAGATTGCAGAATTGACATTATCTAAAGGTAACCTTGAAATAGAACAATTAAAAATAGAGGCAGATGTAGGTCCACTTAAATATGTTGCTGAATTAATATATGGTGATGAAGCAAAAGACCATTTTGATGAAGCAGTAAGATGGATTATTATTGTATTAATATTTGTATTTGACCCATTAGCAGTATTGTTATTGATTGCCGCTAATATATCCTTTAGAGATAGAAAATTAATAAGTGATGAAAAAAAGGCCAAAAGAGATAATACAAAATCTCTTGAACGTAGATTAAGAAGAGCAACAAATAAAGCTACGATTGCAAATAAGAAAGAAAAAGTTTATAAAAACTTTATGAAAAAATTAGGTGGTCAGAAGATTACCAATGAAAACTATGAAGAGTTTTTTACAATGTTATCCAAAGATTTTGTTAAAGCTGGTTTAGATCCAGATACGGTTAGATTAAAGATGGACCAAATTATGGAGTGGAAAGATCCAAATGCGAAAGCTTAGTATATTAAGTTTAATATTATTATTAAATGCGTGTGGTACAATACCAGCATTTGTTGGTACGTCTGCTAGTACGTATGAAACATATAAGACGGTAACCTTTGTTAAAGGTGGTGTAGACCTAGGTTTGGCTGCTAATGACAAGAAAACTACAGATGACTTTGTGTTATCAAAAATTACAGGTTATGATTGTGAAATTAGAAGAGTATTAAAAGGTGAAGGCTTGCAGGCGATATGTAAGAGTATAAAGGTGTTTCCACCAGAAGAAACAAAAACTGACGCAGACAAATAATGCCAAGAATAGTGGTTTATAGACGATATAATGATTACATTTATACAGATGGAACCTTGGAGGCAATACTAGAGTTAGCTAGGATGCTTGACAAAGAAGGCATTAAGTGGTATACTATAAGTTATTAAGATGAGAATGGTTATTATGGATAAAAATAGATTAATTAAGAACGCTGAAAAAGCACGTGATAGGTCAGAGACTAAATGGTCAAAAAACTTTTGGCATAATGTTTGGTTAAAATTGACCAAGAAATATGGAAAGGTGACGTATCATTAATGCCGGATAATGATAAGAAATTAAAAGAATTTTACGACAAGGCATTTAAATTAGCTTGTGAAGAAGAACCTCAAATGGTTGCAGGTGTTTTTATGGCACAAGCATTGAGATTATACAAATCATTTTTAGATAATGAAGGATATAATAATATGGTTGATACTATTTCTGAAAGCAGAGATAAAATACAACCATTTTTAGACTTAAAGAAGGAGACATTACATTGATTAGAGAAAAAATATTAGAAGCGTTGATGAAACACGCAGAAGGTAATATTGCTAAAGCAAAAGTTAATGTGGAAATATTTCTAACTAATCCTGTGGGTGTAGCAACACACGGAGATACGTTAGATACTATTACTAAAGAATTAAAAGTAATTACAGATAATGAGGAAGTTATTTCTGTATTATCAAAACATTTTCCATTTGCAACAAAACATTAATGCCAACATATACATTTGAGAATAAGAAAACAGGTCAACAATTTACAGAGATTATGACCATAGCAGAAATGGAAGACTATCTTAAAAGAAGAAAGTCTATTAGGCAGGTTATAATGCCCCTAAATATTATACGTGGTACAGGTACACCAAAAACAGATAGTGGATGGAAAGATAATCTTTCACGTATTGCAGAGGCACACCCTAGCTCACCATTAGCTCAAAGATATGGTAAAAAAAGTACCAAAGAAATAAAAACAAGAGAAGTTATTAAAAAACATAGAAGAAGACGAAAGGGATTAAAGTAATGGCTAAAGACCTACCAGATTTTATGCGTGGTTTTGACTTAACAGATGATTGGGGTTTTACTCCAGTTAAAAGTAAGCCAGAAAGTGATAAGCCGTCTATTGATCCAAAAGTTGTAGAAGGCACAAATATAGAATTATCAAAAGTTAAATCAGATGTATCATCTATTAAATCAATGATGAACGAAATAATGCAGATAGTTGATGAAAAAGAAACAATCACTAAAGAGATTAGTGACCAAGACGTTAAAGACAAGTTTAAGGAGATAGAAAAAATTATTTTACCATTCTTATACAATTTGAGTAAGAGTGATGAACCTTATATACATTGGCCGAATAGAGGTCCAATTATTAAGGCACAAATAGAAAAAATAATGAAAATAACCAGGGGGTAATATATGGGTTTCAAAAACCTTTTTAAAGACCATAAGTTATTAAAAAAAGAAGTGAGATTACAAGAAGAAACAAGAGTAAATGATAGGACAACTTCAGCGTGGTCAAAGTTAAAAGACCTAAAGAAGTTGAAACTACAAGCAAAGGATAAAATAAATGCAATTAAGTCAAAATTTTAGTTTGAAAGAGCTTACTGCCAGCCAGACAGCTGAACGTAAGGGCATATCAAATAATCCTGATCCAGACCAAGTAGATTGTTTAAAAGCATTATGCGAAAACGTTTTACAAAAGGTTAGGGAGTATTATGGTAAGCCAGTTACCGTGTCCAGCGGGTACCGTAGTGTGGAGTTGTGTGAAGCAATTGGATCAAGTTCCAGATCGCAACACGCAAAAGGCCAGGCAGCGGATTTTGAAATATTTGGTGTACCCAATGCAGAATTAGCGAAATGGATCGCTGATAATTGCGAGTATGACCAGTTAATATTGGAATACCACAAATTGGACGAACCAAATAGCGGTTGGATTCATTGTTCCTACAAAAGTAAAGACAATAGAAAACAGATATTAAGGGCATACCGAGACGAAAACGGTAAGACCAAATATGAAGAGTACTCACCTAGCTGAGACCACCTACCAGAAGATGACACTCCTGGTTTGAGTAAAGACGAGATTATAAACCTTTATATGCAAAAAGGCGTTTAAAGGAGTATTGACATTTAAGTGATTATGTGGTATTATGGACATTAATATGAAAGAATGGATAAAAGAATTTATATCTAAACACACAGCCAAAGGTTCACATAGGTGGGCATTTTGGGTTGAAGGTATAATTATTGGAGTTTTAATATGCCAAGTTTTGATTTAAGAGATAGTGAAGCAGAAGAGTTTATGAAACCAACAAATATTCCTAATATAACCTTTAAGACAAGGCAATTAGGACAATGGGTAGATGTATCTACTGATCAATTATTTAAAGGCAAAAAAGTGGTAGTGTTTTCATTACCTGGTGCCTTTACACCAACTTGTTCCTCAAAACAATTACCTGGATACGAAGCAGCTTATGAACAACTTAAAAAGTATGTTGATGAGGTGTATTGTATTTCAGTAAATGATTCATTTGTAATGAATGCTTGGTTTGAGAAACAAAATATAGAAAAGGTTAAACCTATACCTGATGGTAACGCAGAATTTACCGAAGGTATGAGTATGCTTTGTAAAAAGTATGGAAAAGGTTTTGCTTGGAGGTCTTGGAGATATTCAGCATTAATATTAAATGGTGTTGTTGCTAAGATGTTTATTGAAAAAGGCAAAAATGATAATGATGAAGATGAAGATCCTTTTGAAGTATCAGACGCAGAAACAATGTTAAGTTATTTAAAGGGGATTAAAAATGGTTAAGAATTTTATACAATTAGATAAGAGTAAATTACCACTTGCAACGTGTAAAGGTAAGAACATAGACGGTTTCCGTTTTTATGACGTTGATGGTAAAAACTTTCCATCGGTTACAACCGTATTAGGAATTAAAAAGAAAAAAGAATTACAAAAGTGGCGAGACTCAATAGGTGAGAACGTTGCTAATTGGGAAATGGGTAGAGCCGCTAGACGTGGTAAATCTACACACAAATTAGTAGAACAATATTTAAAAGGTGAAACACCAAGTGAAAGGTCTGTACTGCCGTTAGGTATGTTTAGACTTATGAAACCATATTTAGATCAAGTGAATAATATTCATATGATTGAGCAGATAATGTATAGCAAAGAATTGACCATTGCTGGTCAAGTTGATTGTATTGCAGAATACAATGGCAAATTATCTGTTATAGATTTCAAAACAGCAAACAAAGAGAGACAAGAATCTTGGATAGGAAATTACTTTGAACAGACAACTGCTTATGCAGTTATGTATGAAGAGCTATTCGGGACTCCCATAGAACAAATTGTTATATTAATTGCAGGTGAAGATGGCTCAATGGTGCCTTACATCAAAGAGAAAAAAGATTATTTGCCTCAACTCAAAAAAAGTATAAAAGAATTTTATAAATACTTTGATGAGAATCATAACAAAGTTAAGTCTAATTAGTCTATTCATACTATCGTTATTGAGTTCCACAACCTTCGCTGAGGAAACTTGGCAAAAAGGTAAGGAATTAAAGTACGATTTGGTATGGGAACAAATACCAGCAGTATGTGGGACTACCGAGACTATACAAAAATACATAGCAGACAATAAGTTTCTGATAGCCACAATATCACTAGGTAGAAGTGGAGCAGATAAGGATGGTCAGCCTGTATATGTTGTTAGTACATTTATAACAGCAAAAGAAGACCAACAATTAATTGTTATTAGTGTACCAGGTAAATTACATACTTGTATGACTTCTCATAGCTTTG